TTTCATTTTGCTGTAGTAGCTGGCTATTTTGCGCTTGACCCCATCCACATCGTCGATATTCGCGCCGCCCATAGCGCCCTGGACAACGCCGGCAGCGGAGATAATCCCTTGCGGGATCGCTTTCATCTCACCGCCCGACTTGGCCACAAAGGGCAGCTTGCAATCGCCCAGGATCTCCGGCGGGGACTTGGACACCCAGAAGAAGCACTGCGCCATTTTGCCCTTGTCATCGCCAGCCCAGGCTTGAATGTCTTTCTTGGCTTGTCCTGCATCCCAGGCGGTACCACGATCGGCAAGCGGCCAGGAGGTCTTGCCAGATGCTGAACCTTTGGTATCCATAAAAAAGTAACTCCTGTTCTTCACAGTGTCTACCTGTGCCATATCATTCATCGGGAACACCACTGCGCTTCCCTCCATCACTGCCACTTCAAGCAGGTTGCGAATAGTGCGGCCTGTCGCCTCGTCCTTGACGTACTCGACCTGGATGGCCTTGTAGCCCATCGATTGCTTTTTCAAAAAGCCTGATTTGAAACTCGCATAGAGTTCACGGCCTAGTTGGATATCCAGGTTGAATTGCGTTTTGTTGTACAAGCCCTTGCGATCTTCGTCAGCGTCGTAAATGCCACCGGGTGGAAGAATGGTATAGTCATGGTTGTAAAGATAGGGCCAGAGAAAATCTAAGCTCTGTGTAGATTTTCTGGCGTAGGAATCAGAAAGCGTCTTACGAAACGCGCCTTTCATCGTGCGATCATCCCCATAGTCAAGGTTACCGATGTAGTTGAGATACCCGCCCATCGTACCCTTTTTGTCGTCAAACTCTTTGATCTCGCCGCCTACGATGGGGAAGTATTCAATCTTGCGTTCGATCTTTGCTACTCTCATTGTTTGGCCTCCATCCTCTGCTTAACCTCAGCAGCGTATTCATCGGCTGTGAGCACATGGTCAAACAGGATAACGCCAGTTGGCTCTTCCTGTATCCTCACAAGACTTGTAGAGCCGTCCGCGTTACGCTGGTAAATCGGGGTGACCTGTGGAAGTTCTATACCCTCAATGAGCGCTGGCAGATCTGGCCCCTCGACAACGATCTCCCATTGCCTGATGCTCCACTTGTAAAAGATGCCATGCACGGTATAGGTGTCAGGCAGTAGCAAGCGCTTGCGCACCTCAGCATAGACGCCTTTCTCACGGAGAACGCCTTGCGTGGTAAGCGAGTCTACAAGAAGCACATCCTTGAATGTCTCGCGCCACACCTCGCCTGAAATGCAAATCACACCACCATGCTCTTCACTCATGGCTCACCTTCTTTTTCTCATACTGCCGGAAGCCTTCCTGAGAGGTCGTCGCTTCCTGGCAGAGCGTGATAATGGCTTCCAGTCCAATACGGGCTGAACCCTCACCCGTCAAGTCGCCGATGTATACGGCCGTGTGGCGCTCGGCCTCCAACGCCTTTTGCGCAATGTCAAGTATTTGCTGTGCTAATTCTTGTGTAGTCATGGCTTCACCCTACTGCGATTCACCTTCTGAATGATTGCCAGTTCCTGCTGCTTGACTGCTACCGTCTCCATAATCAGCTTTTGCTGGAAGTCAGGATGCGCCTGCAGGTAGTTCCTCACTAGTTGCCCCATCGTCTCATTGTCAACGGCGAGGTTGACGGTAACGGGAAACGTCAGCACCACGCCTTGCGGCGAGAGCTGCATATGCAAGCTGGGTTGTGGCGGCGCTATTGGCTGCTCTGGCTCTGGCTGCTTTATGCGTTCGTAGTCTTGAATGTTCAAGTCTTCGCTCATGGGTGATACTCCTTGATGATGGGGAGAATATGCGCGACTTCATCCCGATCTGATTGCTTTTCACGTTCTGAGAGTCGCGCATATGGTGTATTGGCCTGTATCTTCCATCGAAGCGCGAGACTCATAGGAATAACCATATCCCCATGCATTGTCTTCGTACATTTGGAAAAGAGGTAATCCATCCACCTGGCCCAACTCGCATGCTCTTTCTCGGCTAAGGCTTCGATCAACTCCTGCTCACTCATCGCTTCTCTACCTCCTCATGCCACACTTCAGCAGCGGCCCATCTGGTCAGACAAGCCTTCGAGCAGAAGTGATGCTCTTCTTCCAATTGGTAGCGGTTGTGCTGAACAGTGGTGATCCACTCAGGCGGCAATACGTACTCGGCATCATGCTCTTTCTTGCAGACATCACATTGGATAAATTCGACTCTCATGGCTGTTCTAACTCCACATCGAAGATCATAGTGACGAAAATCTGATCGTCAGAACGAAAGACGGGCACAGCAGCGTGTAGTTGCACATCAACCACCAGCGGGCGCTCGCGCCATTGGTCAAGTCCACGTTTGATCGTGTCATCTATCGCCATTTCGGTAGGAACATCAGAGATGACTCGTAGTGTGAGATATTTTCTGATGATAGTCTTCATCTCTTAGCCCTCATTAAAGATGCTTACGGGCGGTATAATTCGTGGTATCACCTTTTTGCCCTCAACAATGCTCGATATTCCTCTCGCGTCACCGCCAACTGGGGCAGCGTCTTGACATACTTCATCAGCGCGGCCCCCACGTCTGAATCGTCGGCTTCCATGTCCTCCGCCTCGCGTGCCGACGGCATGCCCTCCTCGCTCGCAGTCTCCAAATGCCCAGTATCAGCAGGAAGGGCAAGAGATTTGACAGGAGGCTGATCGCTGCTATCAGTGCTATCTGTTGTATCATCTGTCACCTTTTCCGCTCGTCGGGATGGAAATGAAAATAAACCTTTACCGTTACTACTACTGTTAGGCCGATGAGCAGGAGCATTGTTGCCGTTGCTATCGCTGCTATCAGGAATATCAGTGTTATCATCTGGCACCTCGGTAATGGTTGTTTTCGGTGGTGGTAGTTGCGGTGCAGGCGCAGGTGGATTGATCGCCTTGCCTGACATCGCTGCAATGTAATCGTCCAGGTCCTCCACATGCACCGGTATCTGGTTGATGATCACAAAGTCTTTCACCGCGAGCTTTGGCCTGCCCTGGATTTCCCTGGCCTCTAAGAATGTGGTGGTACTCGCTGTAAATTCTGCTGATGCTCTCTCGCTGGCTTGCGCTTTTGCTTCCTGCAAGCGGTGCTGAATGGCTTCCACGTCCTCTTGATCGTAGCCAAGATAGCCACCGTAACGCGGTGTGAGCCACATGTTGAGCGAGTCCTGGTGTACGTCCAGGATGGGGAACACAATCTCTGTGTAGAGCGCATACCGCGCTTCTTCCTGGTTGCTGTAGGTTGAGTCAGCCAGCCCTAGCAGGAAGAGCGGGAAGTTGAAGAGAATGCCAGCAATATCCTTATCGCCTTTTGTGTCGCTCTCAATCCAGTCAAGCTCAGCGGGCGACATGCTCATGCTCTGCCATTTGACGCCGCCGTGCAGGATGGCCGTTTCGCCGGCGTTGCGGGGACCTGCAAACTTCTTGCGGATCTCTTCTTTCAGGCTCTTGTATTCCTGATCCCCGAGCAGCGCATCAGTGACCCATGCACCGCCGGGTCGTGCCATGTTGGACATCAAGCCCAAATTCCACTTTTGCCCAGCTTTCTGGATGTCAACCAGCATTGCCGCCACTTCAATAGGCGACATACCGTACACATCGTCATTGCCTGCAAAGAGCTTATTGTGCATCACGAATGGGTCTGCATAGCGGCGCGGCGGTGAGAAGTTACCGAACTCATAATAGAGCGGCCCGTCGTTGTCTACCTTGATCTTGGTGAGATCTGGTCTCAAGTTGTACAGCTCGTCGAATTTGCCTGTAGGGTTCTGCTTTACATTGATACCGAGGATATAGCTATTGCCGGTCATGCAGTAGTAGGCAATCATGGCTTCTCTGAACGTGGTCCCTGCTGTCTTTGGCGCTGGCCTATTCCACAGCGTCATCAGTTCGGAGTTAGGCACTTCGCGCTTCTTCGTCTCATCGGTGTAGTGTTTCCATTTGATACCAGCTCCGGCGCGTGCGATGTGGCCGATCACACGAAAGACGGTTTTGTTGCCTCTGTAGCCTTCTTGGATGTAAGCCCGTGTGTTGCGTGGCATGGTGGCAGGTGTGGCTACGCCTTGCTGAGCGACGACGACGGCAATGTTCGGGTCGGCTTTTTCGCTGTACTGCCGTTGGGAGCGGTTGCGCCTTCTACTCATACGCGCACCTCCAGCATTTGACGTAAAGGAGAGGATTGTAGCGCTAAAGCCATGTGAGCATCAAGAAACAATTGCTTTTCCTGCATCGTGATTACATCCGATGCAAACAGCAGTGCTACTGCTTGCTCTTGTGTGGATGCCTCTTCGATTGAATTGAGCAGAGCACGATAGCCAGGTATGCCGATACATCGTTGGGAGCGATTGCGGCGTCTACTCATTCTTCACCTCACCAGGGAAGAAGCGGTCACATTCCCATGCAATACTTTTTGCATGTTTCGAGATCAGACTAAAACCAGAATCAGGTTCTATTGTGCTTTGCTCTATCATGGAAAGATAGGCGGCTATTTGCTTGATGCTTATGTCAATAGTAGTGATTTTGCGCGTAATTCTTTTCTCATCCAGTTCACTCATTCCCAACTCCCTCCCTCATGAGTTTCAGCCCACTCAAATGGATTCACTTGCGGGCCACGCTTGAACAACTCTTGCTCCTGCGCTTTAGCTTCTTCCTCTGCTACGCGCTTCTGCTCTTCGGTGATGGCCTCGGCCTGCTTCAAGTGCTCAATGGAGAGCGTCGTATCAAGCGCCGTCTCTTCGTTGTCCAGGTCGATCACACCTGGCCGTAGCACCATTGGCACGACGAGCGCCATCATCGCATGGCAATCTGCGATGTCGTCATGTGGCGCTTTGGGGAAGGTGAACAGTTCTTTCTCGATCTCTGCAATATTGGGCAAGTCTTTGAGATGGTAGGCTTTGCCGTTGCTGTAGTAGATAGAGCCGGTCGTTGAGCGCACAACCTTGTCAGCTTGTGGGGTGAATGGCTTGATGGGCAATCCTTTGCGTACCTGGTCCTGTATCATCGCTAGCTGGTAGCCTGCTTTTTCTATGGCGATGACGCTATGGTGGAAGCGTTGGAATTGTGTCGAAATGGTGCCTTGCTGCTCGGGAAACTCAAGATGGTCATGTACACAATGGAGCAGCAGCGCATCTTTGTAGGGGGTGATTGCCCAGGTTTCAAAACAGAAAAAGTCGGCTGCGGTTCTGAGGCTCGTTGCCAGGTCGATCACGCCCAGGTTCCAACAATCGGCGATGGGAACGGTCACACGTCCCCTCGGCGTTTCTAACAAATAGGACTCTGTAATAGAGTCGATGGTGAAGAAACGCCTGTCTTTCTCTTTGTAAATGTTGCCGCCGGCGGGTACTGGCCTTTGCTGATAGATAGCGGCAAAACCGAGTGGGCCATGCAGCCTCTTCTTCTGCTCGATCACCGCTCGAGGGAACTTCTCTTTCCATAGCAACTCACCTTCTTCAGTGCGTGGATCCTCCCAAGTCTTGCCCGATGGCCAATAGGTTTTGCATGCAGAGCCTGGCTCATATTCAGCAGCCAGGTTCAAATGCACCCATTCCTGCCCGGTCGCACCGCTCAAGATCAATCCTGACACATCCTGATCGTGCACGCGCTGTCCAACGACAATCATACAGCCGGTGGCTTCATCGTTGAGCCGGGATGACCAGGTATTGAGAAACCAGTCGAGCACCGTTTCTCTCTTCAAGTCTGAGCGTTTCTGCTCTATCGGGTGCGGATCGTCGATCAGTAGCACGTCGCCGCCCTCGCCGGTCGTTCCTGCACTTCCAACGCTCACAACCATACGGTAGCCGGTCTTGTCATTCTCAAACTTTGTCTTCACATCCTGGTCAGCAGTAAGCTTGAAATGGCTGCCCCATCGGTCCTGCCACCAGGGACTGCGGATAATACGCCGGCATTTGAGGTTGTCACGAATAGCCAGGTTCATCGCAAACGATGCACACAGCCAGCGCAAGCCAGGGTTTTGCAGCCAGGACCAGGGATGAATGAGGGTAGAGATAAAGCTACTCTTGCCGTGGCGAGGGGGCATATTGACCAGCAGCCGCTTGATGTCGCCTTGTATCACGGCTTGCAGGTGTTCTGCGATGGCGTCGAGGTGCCAGCCAGCCACGTACTTCTTGCCAGGCTCAATGATAGACCAGGCTTTTTGTGCAAACCGCTTGAATGAGCGGCGGCATTCCTCCGCCTCAATGAGCAATTCAAGATCTGAGGTCATGGCGCCTCCCATCGATGACCCATTGCTTGAATTGCGCAAGCTGCTCGTCAGAGAGCGCATGCAATGCTTGTGCAAGCGGATCAGCAGTAGTGACATCAAGCGTTGTCTTCTCGCGGTATTCGGGCATCAGCATCTTTGCATGGAAGATGAGCAACGTATCGCTATGCTTGCGTACAGTCTTCGTAAGCACACCCATTTCGTAGACTGACTCGTCCCATCCCTCTTTGCCACGTCGATAGATTTCTGCACGCAGTACGTCTTTCGCATCTTCTTTCGCCTGGTTATAGGCAAAGCTAAAGTCTTCATCGTGCTCGAGCCAGTCGTATATCGTTGTACGATGAATACCAGCAGCACGAGCGGATACAAGCACATTGGCATGTTCGGAAAAGGCTTCAAGGAAAAGGTGTTGTCTGTCTTTGGTACTGAGGTCTTTTTTAGGTGTAGGATGTGTGTCAACTTGTGCTTGTTTTGTGGTCCGCGGTCCAGTGGTCCGGTCCCTGGTCCAACCCTCACTATTGCGCTTGCGGATAAGGGTTGTCTTGGAAACAGCATGTTTGGCAGCGAGAGAGCGCAAGGAAGCCCCTTGTTCATACTCCTGCCGAATGACCTGCCACAGTTCTGTCAAGTATTCATCCTTTGACTACTCAGCCATGTAGTATGGCTGCACAAGCGGCTTTACGGGGTTTACGGGATTTTCCGTACCGCTTTTGCCCGTTATGCCCGTTTCTCTGTGTTAGTAAACGACTGTTTTCTTACCCTGGCTCTCACCAATGCCAGGTACCTAGTGCTGGTTTCCCGCCTTCATCGTGAGGCACCATCGTATGATTCGAGGTATTGATCTCTCCCGCATAAGGAAAGACAACAAGATCAACCATCTCACCATCACGAACAGCAGTCACCGTAGCCTTGACTGCTGGCATTGATAACCAGACTACATACTGGACAATATCGTTGATTGCTACCTGCTTACTCATATCGCCCCGTTCTCCGCACCGGCGTACATTCCTCGTGCGCTCGCCGAAACGCTTTCCCGGTGGCTGTTTTGTTCAGCGCTTTGTTCAGATCCAGCGCTGCGCCACAATCGCACGAGAGGAACGGGGCAGGATAGCCGAGCTTGTATGCAGCATGAATGGGCGAGATGGGCATTCTTGTGTAATGCGATCGTTTGTTTTCGGGTGCGCCTGGTATCATCGCTTTATCCTTTGCGCCAGCTTCTTCATGCGCACGCGCTGCTCTGGACTCATGAGCTTGAGAAGCACCTCAGCCATGCAGAGCTGCGACCAAACCACCGGATCGAAGAGCAGCGACGGGCTGCTTGTTGCTTTCTGTCTCAGTTGCGCGTCGATCAACACTAATTGCCTCCAAGACAACAAAAAAGCGCCCTGATCTTTTCAGATCAAGAGCGCCTGCATAGGGCGAAGCCCCGCTAATCAGCACTTACATGGTACTGTTCGTGTCTTTCTTCAATGTATGTGCTACATCTTTTGCCCTACTGGCTCCCACTCGATTGCGCGTATGAATGACTCCGCTACATACTCAAGGGATGCATTGCATGCAAAGGCAACCATCAGAAGATTTTCTGTCAACTCTTCGACATCGATCCCCTTTGTCCGTGCCAGTTCGCATAATTGCAGATAGTAGGTCATTTCGTGTCCTTCATCTTCTTGGAGATGGTAGACGTTGGCTCAAATTCTGTGATATTGCCGCCAAAGATCTTGAGCAGCAGTCGCCCATTGCCGCGACACGTCTTTTTGAAGAAGCCGATCAACTGGCTAATCATGCCCACATCTTCCACATGCACATGCTCGTAGTGTTTCAGATGTTCCACACAGATGGCCGGTAGTTCATTCGTGTCACAGGCATACATAGGTCGCACTCCCCACAAGT